CTCGCTCCATACCCATTCAACAGTGGAGCAAGTACCTGATGACTCCCAAAGAGCTGGCTCTCCTTTTTCAGAAGCTGGAGAAATCAAATTCTGTTCTTCAGGACATCGCCAAGACTGACCTTGGCAGGTCCGGGGAACTCGCGAGAAAACAACTTGGAATCGAATGAGCAATTCAAATATCGACCGTGCAAGAGCATGGCTTCGTAACACCCCCGGTGCCATCAGCGGCCAGGGCGGTCATAACGCAACCTTCGCAGTAGCCACCGCTCTAGTGCATGGCTTTGAGCTGTCACGCTCCGATGCGGAGATGTTGCTGACCGAGTACAACGCGAAGTGCGTCCCACCGTGGAAGCCTAATGAATTGGCCCACAAGGTGAATCAGGCGATGAATGTGACGCACGACAAGCCGAAGGGATGGCTTCTCTCAGCACAGAGCGGAACGCCCGTATCAACGACCGGAAAGTTCATCGTTCAGAAGATCCAGTCTGTACCTGAGTCAGAATCCAAGCTGACCACAATCGACTTTCTCAAAGCCTGCTTCGAGCCGGACGAAGTTGTCTGCATCTGCAACGACATCATCTGCGACGAGGAAGGTAAGGGTAGGCCAGCGTCCAAGGGTACGTTCCTCAAGCGCGACGAATGGATTGAGAAGCATTTCACGCCACCCATAAGTTCCATGTGGAACGGTCCTGACAGCCGTGGCGCGTATGTACGGGTCAATCCATGTCTCGATGAAACAGGATCGGATTCTGGCGTGTCAGCATTCCGCCATGTGCTGGTCGAGATGGATGAGAAGACCAAGGACGAGCAATGGACGATCCTGAAGGATTCCAAGCTGCCGCTATCGGTTGTCATCGATTCAGGCGGCAAGAGTCTGCACGGCTGGGTGCGAGTTGAAGCGGCGAACAAGGAGGAATGGGGCGAGCGTCGCGACGTTGTTTATCGTCATCTGGAAGCCCTCGGCATCGATCCGAAGAACAAGAACGCGAGCAGGTTCAGCCGCTTGGCCGGTGTGATGCGCGATGGCAATGAGCAGAGGCTTGTAGCTATCAATGTGGGCGTCGTGAACTGGGATGCGTTCACGGACTATCTGGAGTCGCAGGATATGCCTCAGGAGTTCCCGCTCCAGAGCATCATCGATTACGATCCTGAGAACGATCCTGACAATCTGATTGGCGACAGATGGATTCGACGCGGTTCATCGCTGCTCTTTGTCGGTCAGAGCGGATGCGGTAAAAGCTCGATGGCATTCTATCAAGGACTTAGGTGGGCCATAGGCTCAGATTGGTTCGGATGCCAGCCGGTACGACCGCTCAAGGTGGCCTACGTCCAAGCTGAGAACGACATTGCCGATCAGCATGATGCGCTTAAGGGAGCCGCTCAGATGGTTTTCGGAAGCGATTGGAGGAACGGATTGCGCCGTGCGGACATGCTCTTCTTCCGAGAGGCGGTTCGAACCGGCGCGGAGTTCACAACCATGCTGCGTCGTCTCATCCGAAAGACGAAGGTGGATATCGTTTACATCGACCCTCTGCTCTCCTACATCGGCGGCAATCCATCGGACATCGAGGTCTGCGCGAACTTCACACGGCATCTGCTCCAGCCGATTATGATGGAGACAGGCGTCGTCATCGTGCTGGTTCATCACTTCCCCAAGCCGAAGGGTAAGGACGACAAACCTGAGAGCGTGGCAGATATGGCCTACTCAGGATTTGGATCGTCTGACCTGACCAACTGGGCGAGAGAAGTGATTGTCCTGAAGGAGGTTGGATTCAATCAACCTCGACGCTTCATGCTGGGAATGGCAAAGCGCGGAGACAGGTCAGGATTGAAGGATAAGAACGGAAACAAAACCGGCTCCATCGTCATTCAACGTGGAGTCGGAACGATATCCTGGGACTACGCGCCGCCTGAGCAGTTTGTAGTCGATAAATCCGCAGCTAAGAAGCCGTGGGGCGGACGACCTAGGCGTTAGCCTTTTCGCGTTCGGCGCGGCGACGACCTTTCGCGGCGAGCGATTGGAACTTCGCCTTGCCGAGCTTTTTGCGTCCAATGAAGGCGGCCAAAGCGCGAGGCTCTCTCACACCCTTCTTCTCAAGCTCGCCGATGAGCTTTTCGTAACGTCCGCCACCACCAAGTTTCATCTTGTCCATATCAGTTAGAATGAGTTGTTACCGACGAAATCACCATGCTTTGCACGACCAATACTTGGGCGTCGTCTTATCCTTAGCATCCGAACAGTTATGCCGTGCGCGGAAGTTCTTACGACGCTCAGGATTGTCGCGCTTAATCTCCATATTCGGATCGCCGAAGCGAACCTTGATGAGGTTTCCGCTGTCGTTCTTAACGTAGACAGCACTCTTCTTCCGCTCACCCGGCGTGTAGAAGGGCTTGTTGAGCGTCACCTTCTTGCCCTGGTAGCGATTACCTTTCTTGGAGAGGGAGGTTTTCATTAGTCGCGGCGACGAGATTGACGGCGCATTTCTTGAAGCTGCTTCTCTTCAGACTGGCCTTCTTCCATCTGCATCATGGCTCGGTCAGTTTCGAGCTTCAGCATTCTCGACCAGTTTCGATTGAACAAATCGATCTGCTCCTTGGAAAGCTGGCTGATCGGTGTGGTGACAGTTTTGACGTAGGTTGGCGACTGAAGCATTCGGCCCACAGCGGATTCGCCGGAAACTCCGATTGCATTGAGAATCATCCTTCTTCCCATGAACCCCGCCATTCCAGCCCCAACGGCTCCAGTTAGTACGGGACTGCTTGTTGCCAAGTACGTCGCGCCAGTCACCAATGTTGGTAAGATCGACTTTGAAACAAGGCTTTCGCTATCCTTCGATGCAACAGCCAACTGATCCGCAATCATGCTGATCTTGTCCACGCCTCCAGCACCGAACAGCTCGTTTACAAGCGCGTTGTACTCTCCCGGCTTTTCGCCACCAGCAATCAACGCCTTCATCTTGTTCGTGTCGATGGACTTCTTTCCATCAACAAACGAGTCTTTGACGATACGACCGAGGACAATGTTCTGAGCATCAGCCAAAAGGTCTGGCCGACTTTCCTTGAGAATCTTCGTGAACTCCTCAGCTCTCTTGACCGGATAAACGCCGCCACCCTTGGACTTGAGGAAATCTACAATGTTTCCGGCAGGGATGTTTCCATAGAGTTCACCACCCCTGATGGCAGAAGCGACAACCTGCTGGAAGTCTGTGGCAGCCTTTGATTGTTCCGTGACGTAATCGTTCAACTCCCTAAGCATTGTGTTTGCATCAGGGTTTGAGGCGATTTGCTTCAGAACATCATCATCAATGACGACGCCCTTTTTAACCTTGGACTTGATGTCAGAAAGCAGGCTGATGATTTCCTTTTGAGCCTCAACATCCTCTCCGGGTTGCGCCAGAATCCCCTTAAATCCACGCTCTTCATTCTTCTTCTGAAAAGCAGCTAGACGCTTTTTGACATCAGCAACTTCCTCTTGGTTTTTCTTCAGACGAGTTTCAGCTCCAGTGATGCGATTGGATACGTCAGTTTCAAGCAGATTTGACTTTGAAGTCAGCTCTTCAAGACTCGACTTGAGCTTCTCCTCCTCCTTGAGGATCGAAGTGTATTTTGATGCTACATCTTGAATCTGGCCAAGGCTCGGGAAGAACTCGTTGGCCACTTCCTTTTGAAGCTGTTTCGCTTTGCCAGTTTTTGCTTCGGTTAGAGTGTTGAGAAACTCAACCGGATTCTTTCCTCGAATCTGATTGTAGATGTAGTCAGACAAGGCTGGCTTAACATTGGTTTCCCAAGATTCACCAGACATATCTTTCAATGCCGCTAAAACCAAAGCTCCATTGGAGCCGGTAATTGAAGAGATAGCCTGTGGCGCACCTCCAGCTTCTCCAATTCCACGCAAAATCTTATCAATGTAACCGCCTTTGAAGCGGCTGATTCCTTCCGCGTACGACTTGTTTTGGGCGGCAAGCGCATCTCGAAGCTCTGGATTAGCGTCGAACGCCGCAGTCATCTGCTCGTTGATCTTGTTGAGCTTTTCCCAGCTCTCAAAGAATCCTTGTTGAACCGGAGCGTTGAAATCAAACAGTCGGTAAATTTGAGAACGCAGCTTTCGAAGGTCTTCTAAGCTCTTGGTTTCAAGAACTGGATTCCCATCTTTGTCCACCTTTCCAAAATCAACCTCGACAGTTGTCGCTTTGAGGTCAGGTCTGATTTTTGCGAAACCTTGTTCTTGAGCATCTTCAAACAGCTTCCGCTGCTTGTTTCCCTCGGCACCTACAAGCAATCCAGTTTCAAATGATGATACCGGCTTTGCGCTAACAAACCGCTCATCAAAACCTTCCTCGATTTTCTTTATCTGATCTTGAAACCCAGCAATCTGCCCTTCTATCCGGGTGCGATTGGCAACGTCTTCAGCTCCAAGCTGCGCTCTCTGATTGCTCAAGCGAACAATCTCATCTTGAAGATCTTGAGATTCCACCTGAAGACGGCGTTCTGCATTACGGGCAAAAGCAAGCGCACGGCGATTTCGCTCATCCTTAAACCCGGCAGTCTTCCTGATGGAATCATCGACCTTGCGAGTTGCCTGCTCAGTCAGTGCATCAGCTTGGCGTACAACCGACTCAACAACGGCTGGATTTATGTCGGTTTTACCAGAAATCCTTTCAAGCTCGCCAACGATGGCTTGGGTTAAATCATCGCCGGAAAGACCAGACCGACGACCTTGAATTACCGACTGCTCCAGAACCGACTGAACGGTGTCCTGAAAGTTTTGAACATCCTGAGGAGACGACCCTGAGAATGCTGGATTGTAGAACGTGTCAGCAACCTGACGGGAAAGTGCAGGGTCGATGCCAGCAGCATTCCCAAGTTCCTGACGAATCAGGCTTGCGCGGTCTTCCAGAAACTTCTGGGTGAACGGACGCTGCATCTCACCGGCAAAAGCAGCAGGAAACTTACTGACCGACGGTGCGCCAGAAACCGCTCTTCCAAATGCACCAGCACCTCGAACAGTCGTAGAAATAGCGGGAAACAAAACGCTTCCCATCGCGGTACGCAAAGCCATCTCTCCCCCGGTAACATCCTCACCAAGAGATTCGACTCCAGCTTGAGCGAGAGATGTCCTACCGCCAACCAAAGCCTCTTTCCTGAGCTGTGCGCCAAGTGTTGCTTGTTGAGGAACACCAGTTTCGCTGGTTAGCAAACGACGAATGCCCGTTCCGGTTCCGGGCTTTGCGATTCCAAGAGTTGGAATGCCGGAGGCAGCAATCTGCGCCGGACGCATCTTCTCAGGCTCTAACGTCTGAGCAAGAAGTTCAGATCCAAGGCTGATTGCCGCTTCTCCAGCAGCCATTTGACCACCAGGAAGGAATGCTGCGGCTAGTGGCCCACCGTATCGAACCGTGTTGGCCGCAACCTTCCTCGCTCTTTTGCCTTCGTAATCTGCGAGGAACGACCGTTCCTTGTCGGTGAAATCCTCGTCGGGCAGCGGCTCGTAATTGCCAGCCACAAACTTCTGGAATTTACGCGCGCTGTCAGGACCGAGGTAAAAGTCAGCCTGCTGAACAATCGGATCTTGAGACTGAAATCGCTGCGCGCCTTTAAGGTCTGATCCTTTTACAGCTTTTTGAACCGCTTCCATAGAGCCGATTGGCGGCTCTTCTGGGACAAAAGGCTTCGAAGGATCAAAACCGCTTGCAACCGAAGTTTTGGATTCCTCTACAACTTCAAAAGGCTGATTAGGATCGAATGGCATAATTATTGAGCAACCTCAACGTAGGTGTTGGTTGTTTCGTCCAGTTCGTAAATTTTCCCACCCTGCCTAACACGCTTTGGACCTTGAGCAGCGGTGGTGGCAGGTTGAGTTTGAGTATCAACACCCAAAACCTCATCCGCTCTACGTTCAAGTTCGTTGACGTAAGCTCCGTATTGCGGGTTGGAAGTGATTCCCTGCATCCTCAGCTTCTCAACGCGGTCTTTGATTGAGCGAGCGGTGATTTTTTTGAACGTGTCGATGCGGTTAGAGAAACCAACGTCTGTCGGTTTTCCGATTGAAGACGTAACTCGATCAACTTCAGTTTTGGTCAACGCCTTACCACCGCGTTTGAACAACGCGCCAGTTCGCATATTTTCGTAAAACTGATTTACGGTTTTCTCGGGCAGTGAACCGCCAAACACTTCACCAGCTTTCACCTTGATGTTGAATGCTGGACCGAAAATGTCCTGACTGAGATAAGGCTCAAGCGGCTTAATACCGTTAAGAACAGCCTCGGAAAACTCAAGTTCGTCCAGATCGAGTTTTGTAGGCGCAGGAAGTTTTCCACCCAACTCTGCTTTGGTTTTTGCGGTGTCGGCCTTTTGCTGTTCGATGTCTAGGCGAGTAGTTGTCGCGCCTTTGTCAAATTCAAACTTCTTTTCATCAAGCAAGGCTTTTTCAGTATCAAGAGCTTTCTTGAACTCAAACCTAGCGTTATCAAGGTCGAGCTTAGACGCCCCTTCTCTTGTCAGCCTGTCAAGATTGGCGGCTGCGATTCTTAGCTTGTCTCTTGAGACATCAAGATTTCCAAGAAGTGATGTAGTTTTAGCTTCGGTTTGACCAATCTTTGAAGAGCCTAATTTTTCATAATAGGCGTTCATTTTTGGAACGTCGATGTTAGGGCTTCCGTCTTGATTGAAGCCTATCCATGCACCGGCATCGATTGCCTTGTTTATCGTCGATGCTCTCAGTGTGTTGGAAGTAGCTTCCGCCCTATCTCTAGCCTTCAGAAGTTCAGCGCGAGCAGAATACTTCTCAAGATTGTTGAGCATCTTGTCCGCCTCAAGCCGGTACTGCTTGGACTTGAAAGCAGGAATGACCGGAAACTTTGCTTTTGCGCTAGGATTGTCGAGATAGTCTCCAACCTGCTTGCTAAGATCCGAGAACGTCTTGAACTCATCAACCTGCGCCTGCCGCTCCTCGATGGTGTCGGCAAGCGTAATGTCCCGAATCTTGTTCTGAAGCTCCAGCCCCTGCCGTTGAAGCACGGATTCCGCAGTCTGCTGCTGGAACTGCTCCATCATCCGCTTCTGCGTCTGCGCGCGGTCATACAGCGATGCTCCGAGTTGAAATGCTTGAAGAGATTGGTCGGCCATAATGTTAGCGTCCGTAGATTGAAGAGCCGTACTCTGGGAACAAGCTCGTTGAAGTCGGCCCTAGCTCGGAAGTGTTCGTGGCAGGAATCGCGTAAAGCTCAGGATCGTTCATTGGATTGTACGAAGGCGACGGCCCACGTTGGCCAGCCATCAACCCCTGATACATTCCGTACTGCGACAGCGCGCCACCGGCAACACCGCCAAAATTGGTAAGTGCAGTCTGAGCCGCCTGCTGCATCGGAGAGGGAGCGGCAGCAACCTGAGCGGCAGTCAAATCACGGCCGTACATGGCCGACTGTTGCTGCTGAATCGCTCCAATGCGCTGCGCTGGCGTGATGAACATACTGCTCACCGAGAACGGCTGAACCATACCAAATGATCGTTGCTGCTGGATGAAGTTCTGAGCTTGAGCAAGACCTTGATTCTGAATCTGCATGCCGGTCAGACCTAAATCGCGAGCGGTCAGCGCACGACCGAATCCAGATCCTGCGCCAAATCCACCAGACAAAGCGCGTCCAGCGGTAGAACGCTGAACCTGAGCGGAGACTTCAGGCGAGATTTCACCCCGCAAAGCCGACCCAATGTTTGCGCCAGCTTGTTTAACAAGTTGGTCATAGCCAGGAATCGCGCGACGAAGCTGCGACTCAAGCTGAGACTGCTCAGCGGCGGTCGTCCTTTTTGCTAGATCAGTGGCCGACTCAAGCGACGCGATGTTCTGCTGAATCGCCTGCTGCTGTTCCTTGGCGAAATCAATCGGCTTCAGCTCAGGAACCTTCGGCTTCTTTCCACCAAACAGTCCACCAAGCAGACTTCCCGCTGCCGAGATGCCTGCTCCACCCAAAATTGCCGCTCCAATTCCTATTGGCATAAATTATCCTTTTGGTTCAGAACCATTGCGAGAATCCACCGCCATTTAATCCTACACCGACCATGCGTATCGTATGCACCGCATCGCCCAGATACTGCATCGTCTGCTCCTGCACAGCTTGAACCGCTTTAGCTTCGTAGGCCACTGCTTCCTGAATCAAATCGTTCTCCTCCTTGCGAATCGCCATGACCATCAGCTTGATGGCATCAGGACACGGAGGAATGAGGTAGTCGTTAACGCTCGTCGCGTTGATATGGCGCATCTTCGCCATGACCGTCACCGGCTTATCCTCGTCGTTATGGCAGCGGTCGGTGAGCAAGCTGCGACGGTACTGCGGCAAAGTTTCATCGGGGTCGTAAACTGCCAGATCGAGTTCGGACAACGCAGTCGCATCGTACTCGTACAATCGGCTCGCGGTGTTCGTCGCCTCACGGATAACGCCGGTAAGCTGAGTGAACTTCTTTGTCGATTGAACGTACGGCAAAGCGAGCGTCAGCTTCTCTCCGTCAATCCATGCGCCGCCGGACTGCGTTCGAATCCACTGACCGTTCTGATCGACTCCTTGCAAGGTGATGGTCTTGCCGACATCCGAAGCGTCGCCAGGGTAGACTCGAATGTAGCTGTTAAGACCACCAGACATGT